GCTCCAACCAAACCAGCTGCAATCTTATACTTATTTTCATCCAATTTCTTAACCATACGTTGTAGATAATTGGTTATCCCAATCCACTTACGTTTTGGCACTTCGACAACAGGACGTAACATCTCTTTCACGTACGTGGGAATAGCAGGATCATCTTGAATAATCTCACTATATTCAGGATATTTCTCAATCATTTGTCTAGCTAACTCAATAGTCCTCGCGTCGGGACACACCAATTCATCGATTAATGTAGTTCTACCTAACGCACATTCAATATCTGGAACATCAGTTGTGACATCACTACCATCTAGCGTTTGAACCACCATAGCACTGGTTGGGTGCCATTCTGGAGCCATAGCTAGCGTATTAATATTTTTTCCAATGAATGCTGATTTTCGAATGTGTTCATTCTTAAGATGCATTATTATTTCTTTAAATTGTATGTTACGTTTATATTGCAAATCGATTGAGGCTACTCTACCGTTGTCTGGACGCGGATATTCATATAATTTAAATGTATATTTTGATTCCAATAAATTAGATATAATTTCAATTCGTTCCTCTATAGTAGATTCTGGAGTCACTCGAATGTCGTCGTCACACACGGGAGTTTGGTTATCTTTCAATACAACTTCTACTATCATCCCAAGACGGCGAGCAATTTTGAGTGGCTCATTAATATACGCAGATACGGTTCGAACTGGATTAGTAGAATTAGTGGTAACTATTATAAACTTTGCATTATATGTTTCTCCTTTATCGTCAATTTGTGCTTTGGAGACTTCCATTTTAGCAACGTTACTAATACGCGTTAAATTACACGCATCCATATCATCTCGTCCAGTGAATGCATCATCCATTAATATGAATGGTTGTTGATTATATAAAGAGTCATACTTAAGTGTTTGTGACACTACCATAGTATGCACCAAACGCTGATAATTTACGGCATACGTATGCTCATCATCAAAATTTTTGTAATAGTCTTTATAACTCTCAACATCCTTCAATAAAGTATTCAGCAAACTAGGTACTAAGTACGTAGCAAGAATAGTTTTACCATTACCAGGGTTTCCCATAAACGTCAAACTTACAGGTTCTGGACTCGTAGTCAATTGCGTTGACTTACCAATCTTATCCCGCAGTTTATCAATATATGTCTCAAGAGTGCTCGCACAATTTTTCTTGTGATGCACATATGATTCACGCGCACGCAAATCGGCCGCTTTCATACGCATGACTCCCAAGTAATCTTTCACACTCAAGGAGACTCCATCAAGTACGTATTTCTTAAAATAATCGTAATTGTC